GCACACACAGAGGGGGAGGGGGGTATGCGAAAAACGTTGCGGGACAACAACATTCAGCAAACCGCAAATCCGGCGAACATTGAGAACGCCACCGAAACCGGTGACCGGCTCACCATCCTCGAAGCACTGCGCTGCCGACTGGCCGCCGACATCGACCAAGCCGAGAGACCGCAGGATGTCGCCGCGCTGACACTGCGCTTCACCGATGTTTTGGCCCAGATCGAGGCCATCCCGACAACCAGACAGGTTAGTGCTGCTGATGAAATCGCGCAGCGTCGTGCTGCCAGACGGCGTGGCCGTGCCAAGGGTTCGGCACGCACCGCACGTCCGGGCTAACGCCTGGGAGGACGTTGTCGAGCTCGCGGATTCTTACGGTTTGCGGTTGCTGCCGTGGCAGGAAAACGTGTTCGAGGCGTCGATGGGTGAACGTGCCGGCGGCCTGTGGGCTGCGAAACATGTCGGGTTGAGTTGCCCCCGGCAGAACGGGAAGGGCAGCGTCCTCGAGGCGAGAGCCCTTGCCGGGCTGCTGCTGTTTAACGAGCAAATGATTATTCATTCTGCGCACGAGGTGCGGACCGCGCAGCTTGGGTTTCGTCGACTGAAATCGTATTTCGAGAACTTCGACGATTTGAGCCGCAAGGTTGCTGCTGTCGGGAACGCGGTGGCCCGCGAATATATTCGGTTGCGGTCCGGGCAGGAAATCCGGTTCGTGACGCGCTCGAAGTCTGCTATTCGTGGGTTTTCGGCTGATTGCCTGTTGCTGGATGAGGGGCAGATCCTTGACGATCTGCAGTGGGAGGCGATCCTCTATACGGTGTCGGCGCGGCCGACGCACCAGATTTGGTTGGTGGGTACGCCCCCGCTGTCGATTGAGGAGGGGATTGTTTTCAATCGGTTTCGGCAGCGTGGGATTGACGGCAAGGATCACCAGTTGGCGTGGCTGGAATGGTCTGCGGATCCGGGCGCTGATTTGGATGATCCGGTTCAGTGGAGCAAGGCGAATCCGGCGTTGGGGACGCTGATCAGCCATGCAACGGTGACAACCGAACGTGCGGCAGCATCTAATGAGGGGTTCGGGCGGGAACGGTTGGGGATTTGGCCGGCCGATTTGCGTCAGACAAATTTGGATGTGGCGTCATGGTTGGGGTTGGAGACCAGTGGTGCTGCGGCACCGGATCGGGTTGCTGTCGCGGTGGATGTGTCGCCGTACCGGAATGGGGCGACTATCGCTGTGGCGGGCCGCGGCCCGGGTGGCCGCACACTGGTGATGGTGTTTTGCGGTGAGGGTACCGCGTGGGTGGCCGAGAAGGTGAAGGCGCTGGATGCGTCGCTGACTGTGGTGGAGATCAGTTTGACATCGGGGGAGGCCCGCGGTTTGGCTGGGGATTTGGCTTCGGCTGGTCTCGAGTTCAAGCAGCTTGCGGGCACTGATGTGGCGGCGTCGTGTACCGCGTTTCAGGCCGGGATCGCCGAGGGCACGGTCGCGCATGTGGGTCAGCGTGAACTTGATGGGGCGGTCGCGAAAGGCCGTACCCGCAGGATGGGTGACGCGGAAACGTGGGATCGGGATTTTGATACCGATATTTCGCCTTTGGTGGCTGCCGCGGCGGCGTATCACCGGTGGATGGTGTTGGCTGATGTGCCGTATAACGTGTTGGAAAGCGTGCTGTGATGGATGTGCGGGGGTTCAGTTTCGCGCGGACCGCGGGGTTTCCGCAGTGCCCGCACGGTAACCATGATTGGCACGGGTTGCCGAACGCGATCTGTTCCGGCTCGATCTGCCCTGGTGCGCTCTGTTCCGGGTCTACCGACAACAAGGTGGTGAGTGGTGCCGCTGCAGTGGCCGTACCGCCGCAAACCTGAAGAGCAGCGCGCCTACACGTCGGCACCGTGGTCGTCGCCTATGGGTGGCCCCGAATGGTCCGCCGGCGGTCCCGCCCCCTGGCAGGGACTGAGCCAGGAAGCCGCTTTGCGGCTGGTACCCGTGTTCGGGGCCGTGCGTTTCCTCGCCGACAACATCGCCGCGATGGCGTCCGGTCTCGGCCTGTACCGGCTGGGCAAAAACGGGATAGCGGAACGTCAACCCACACCATCACTGTTCGCTAACCCCTCGATCCACGGTACCCTGTTCGACTGGATCCACAAAGCCGTGATCAGCATGGGACTGCAAGGCGACGGCATCGGTCTCATCACGCAACGCGACTATCTGGGTTTCCCGATGATGATCGAATGGTTGAACCCGGTCAACGTGGTCACCTTGGATTTAGCGATTGAAGGCCCCGGCTCCTACGTCGACCCCCGCTGGTATTGGTGGGGACGCCCGATAGACCCTGCCGATCTGCTGCACATTCCGTGGTTCTGCCTGCCGTGGCGGGTACGCGGCCTATCCCCACTGGGTGCCTATGCGTCTATCGCCAGGGTGGGGTTAGGGGCGCAGCAATTCGCCGCGGAATGGTTCGAGAACGGTGGCACCCCGCCCGGGACGTTCAGGAATCTAACCCAGAAGGTACTTCCCGACGATGCCGATGAGATCGCGCGCCGGGTGACGCGCCGTGTCCGTACCCATCAACCGTTGGTGTATGGGGCGGACTGGGAGTATCAGGCGTTGACGATCAGCCCGAACGAGGCACGGTTCATTGAAACGTCCCGGTTGACTGCCACGCAGATCGCCGTGATTTACGGGGTTCCACCCAACAAAATCGGGGGCGAATTGGCGAACGCGATGACTTACTCCAATCAGGAACAGGAATCGATCGATTGCTTAACGTTTTCGTTCCGTCCTTGGCTGACCAGGTTCGAATACGCTCTTTCCACGTGCTTTCCCCGCAACCAATTCGTGCGTTTCGACACGAGCGAGTTCCTGCGAGTGGACGCGAAGACACGCGCCCAGATCGATGCGCTCAGTTTGGGGACGACACAGCTTGGGTGGAAGGACCGCAATGAGGTCCGCGCAAGCTACAATTTGGCACCATCGGCGGCGCCGCCGACCCCGCCTACGTCATCGGCGCCGCCGACCGGCAACGGTCAGCAGCCGGGCGGGCAAGCAGCCCCCGGCATGTTATCGGGCGCGCATCCCACCCAGAACGGTGCCTCGTCGGCGGCCGCGCAGCCTATCGGCCGGTCCCGTTGGACCGCCGGCAACGGTCACCCAGTAGACAACCGCTGAGAAGGGACGACAAGGTGTTGAAGCGGTTACTGCTTCACACCTGGTTTTGGTTACGTCGAGACCTCCACAACTTCGACTTCACCCAAGAACCCGAAAGCCAAAAACATTTCAGGGCGTTCATCGTCCGCGGTGTCCGCGCGATGGAATACAACCCCCACACCCAGTGGCGCTACCACCTTGCCATGTCCTGGGTGTGGCTGGCCAGCGCACCACCCATCCTCATGCTGTTCTTCTTCTATCCCGAACAGTGGCTTCGGTGGGGATTGCTGATCACGCTGCTGTACAGCCTGTACGCGAACTTCGCCACCGACCTTGGTGGTTTGCACGCCGCGTGGGCAGCCTATCGAGGCGATCAGATCTCCACGAAACAGGACGTGCAAATCGCTGAAGAACACATCACCACTGTGGTGAAGGAAACCACTGACGAGGTGATAGATCGAATCGAAAGGACCGACGACGATGGCCGATAAAGAGCCCGCCGACCGTTACCCGGACTCCGAAGGACCGTTCGCCGGGCCTAACAACACGTTCCCCCTCAATACCGCCGGCCGGGTGAAAAACGCGTGGGCGCGGATCCATCAAGGCCCAACCATGGCCAACCACAGCGCCGCGGAGATCGCCACTATCAGGGCGAAAATCCGTGCACGCGCCAAAGAGTTAGGAATCGAATTGTCTGACGACGGCAGCGAAAGCAAATCTGGTACCAGCACCGAAACCGAGATGCGCAACACCCTGTACCGGGTGGAATTGCGTCACAACGGTGACGGTGCGCGTCGCCTCATCGGCGGGTACGCCGCCAAGTTCAACAGTGACAGCCGTTCAATGCCTTACATCGAACGGATCGCCCCGTCGTTTTTCACGAAAACCCACGCTGACGGCTGGCCAGGTGCTGGCGGGGGTGTCGTGTGCCGCTACAACCACGATGACATGCATTTGCTTGGAACGACACGCAGCGGCACCCTGCAACTACAGGTGAACGAGCACGGCCTCGAATACACGGTTGATGTTCCCGAACACAGACAGGACGTTTTGGAGCTTGTCGCTCGTGGTGACATTTCGCAGTCGTCTTTCGCGTTCGTCGCGATACAGGATGACTGGTCGCACACCGAATCCGGTACCGCATTGCGAACTTTGGTGGAAGGCAAACTGATCGACGTCAGTCCCGTGGTCACCCCAGCCTATGAGGACACGTCGGTGGGCTTGCGGTCCCTGTCCCGCGCTGTGGGCGCCTCCTACGAGGAAGTGGAACGGTTGGCCGAGAAGCGGGAACTCCGCAAGTTCTTCATCCGCACCGACAAGGATGGTGGTGCCCCCACCCCCGGCAGCACCGCTCGAGCTTTGATGCGTATGCGTGGGCTGCGTCCCAACGACCCGTACGACCTGCACAAAAATAAGTAAGGTTTCCGGGTCTGGCGCCCGGCCGAACACTGTTCACCTATCCGCCAGGCCCGCCGTAAGGCGGCACCCCCACCTTGAGGCCGGTTCGACCACCTCGCCCCCCAAACACATTGAAGGACAAGGACATGGCCGAACGCTCACTCGTCGACAGACTCGGCGAACAACGCATGGAATGCTGGAAGAAAGCGACCGCAATCGCTGAACGGGCCTTCGAAGAGGGCCGCGAAATGAGTGGCGAAGAGAAACGCCAATTCGATGAGTGGGACGCCGAAATGGTCGCCCTCGATGAGCGGCGAACAGCCCTCTACAACGGTGAGCAGCGCGCGAAAGCCCTCGAGGAACAACAGGCGTCGATCCTGTCGAAACCCACGAAACAGGATGTTGCGGTGCGCAGCGGTGTCGAATTCTGGCAGCAACCCGCCCCAGCGTTGTCGTGGGAGGAAACCGACACCGCGCTACGCCGCTTCGTTCTCGGCGAAACCCGGTCCTTCGAGGTTGCGTGGCCCAGTGTTATTGAGCGACGCGCCATTACGGGAACCGCGAACGTCCCGATGCCCACCTCGTTTATCCACCAACTGTATCTGTACCTGGTGGACACCTCGAGTGTGCGGCAGGCCGGCGCCACCGTCATCAGCACCACAACCGGTGAATCGGTTATCGT